ACTGCGTACTTTTAATCTTTATCTTGAGGGGTTCGTGGTTAGAAGTATGACCTTCTAGGGTCCAGTGATTGCATTTAAAGGGGTTGAAGGTTAAGCAGTTACCTCCCCCTTTCTTTTATTAGGGTATAGACATGGCAAAAGAAACAGAAAAACAGATGCTAGAAAGACTAGCTAAAAGACATCCAGATATATACAAAAAGTTACCTCCAAAACCCAAGCCTAATCCTAAAAACAAAAAGAAATCTAAAATAGAAGAATTAACAGGTAAAACTCGTGAGGAAATAGAAAAAGAATATCAAGAAAGTTTAAAAAGAATAGATGAGTACCTTAAAAAACCAAGAAAACGAAAATCAAATCAAATGGATCGTAGTAACCCAAGAGGTATTGACGTAAAAAATGGTGGTTTAGTACTACGAGTAACAAGAAAAGGACCATTATATAAAGGTAAAAAAAGTGGCTCCAAGAAAACGTAATTATAGGAAAGAGTATGATGAGTATCATGCTAAACCTAAACAGAAGAAACGTAGGGCAGGACGTAATGCTGCTAACAGTAAATTAAAACCACCGAAAGGTAAAGAAGTACATCATAAGAATGGCAATGCACAAGATAATAGGCGTAGTAATCTAGCCGTAATATCTAAAAGAGCGAATAGGCGTATGCAGCCAAAGAGAAAACCTAGAAGAACATGACACATGGAAATAGTAGAGGTAGCGACAAGTATATGGCCCATCGTATTTGGGTTAATAACACTAATAGTAATTCTAGCTAAACTACACTCAGATACGGAAATCCTCAAGGAAAAAGTCCGTACCTTATTTGATTTATTTAATAGTATTGGTAAAGGAAAATAACATGGCATCAAGAATAACAGGTATACCTACTTTTATATACGAATTATTAAATAAAAGTACAAAAGATTCTTTATTTACGCTTACAGGAAAAGCCTTAGATGATGCAATAAAAGCAATAAATAAATTAGCTAAAGGTGCTAATAAAAAAGCAGACGTTGATAAAACTAAATTAAATAAAGAAGCAAATGATATAATTGGTAGTAATAAAACTAGTAAATCTGCACCAGCTAATCAAAATGTTAAACCAAGCACACCTAAAGCAGCTAATCAAAATGTTACACCATCTTCATCATCTACACCTAAAGCAGCTAATCAAAATACTCTTGGACCTAGCAAAGCATCTGGTGGAGGTAAAACACCTGCTAAAACACCTAAAACACCTAACTATAATAAAAGAGGTGCATTAGCATTAGGTGCTACATTAATAACTGCTGCTGGTGGATTTAACTTTAATAAAGTAAAAAACTTTTTAACAGGAGGTGAGGATAAAGATCCTAGTAAAAATGTTATAGATAAATTCTTTAAAGGTAAGCCTCGTATAGCTAAAAAGAAATTTATAGATAAATTAGATGAGCTTAACAAAAAAAGCGGAAGATCAGGAGATAGCCGTACAAACGCTAAAAGAGTAAGTAAAAAAGCTAGTACAGATAAAGATAGACCTCCTGCTGATGCTCCACCTTTACCTAAAGAAAAACCTGAACCACCTAAAAAGCAAAAAGAGATGGACGACAAAAAGTTTGATCGTCAAAAAATAAGAGAATCAGAAGCAAAAACAAGTAAAAAAGCAAAAAGAGATAAGATATTAAAAGAAGAAGGTAGACAACAACAAGGACAACTACCTAAAAAATCTCCTAAGAAAAAAGGACGCTTTGAACAAGAAAGAAAAGACTACAAGACACCTTTTGGTACATTGACTGTAGACTCTACAGATAGAGGTATGAGTAAATTTGGTCTTTCTGACAACTGGAAAGAACTAGAAGCTGAAGAAGAAATGAACTTCCGTAGAGGTGGTATGCCTAGATCAAGAGCATTTGGTAAAGGTGGTATGTACAAAGCACCTAAAAAGAAATATACTGCTGGTCTTAATATGAGATACGGTGGAGCAACTAAACGATCTAAAGGATAATAACATGGCAGTTACCGATATAAAACCAACTGATACTGAAGCTCAAAAAAAAGCTAAAAGAGCATTAAACTTTAGTAGGGCTAAAAAAGATCAAAAGAATGTCAGAGAAGGTAAGCAAACTGACGCTCAAAAAAATATAGTATCTGTAGGTAAGGAAGTATTACCTTTTTTAATACCTGTAGGATTATTAGCAGGAGCAGCGGTAAAATTAGGTCGGGTTGCTTTCCAATCTAAGTATGGTAAAAAAGCATGGAATGCTATTACTAAAGGTATTAAAAACTTTGAGAGAAGAAGTAGAGAACCCGAGTTTCGTACAAAGGTCATGAAAAACGACAGGTTTATAGACCCTGCTACTGGAAAAATAATGTCAAATGAAGCAGGTAAAGCAGGTATAAGAAATAACAGATTTGTTAAAGCAACACTAAAACAAGTAGCTGGTGGAGAAGCAATGTATCAAGGGCTTAGTAAAGCAGGAGAAGAAGTTGAAAAAATTGCTGAAAAAAATAGAAGTAAAGAGAAGACCAACACTTCTACTGTATCTCCTAACCAGAAATCTAGACAGGCTGATTTATCTGTAGTACAAAAGGTTACTCAGAAAAAAGATCTAGGTGACATGGCTAAGAAAAATAAAAAGACACAAGACTCAGAAGCATCTGTTGTTTTATCTAGCATAGGTAAGGATGCAGAAAGTAAGCGTAAAACACCACCTAAACCAAGACCCAAACCTAAAGCTCCTAGACCAAGAGATAAAGATGTTGAGGGTATGGCAAGTACTGAGAAAAAGATAGCATCTAAAAAAGCTGCTCAAGATATGGCTACCCAAGAAAAAAGATCTAGAAAGAAACCTACTACAACAGATGTAGGTGAGCAAGTATCTAAAAAGAAAACAGCAAAGAAAAAAGATATAAGCGATCCTAAAAAAGCAAAAGGTTATGATTACAGCCCCAATGAGGATGATTATAAGTTTGAAGCAGATGACTTAAACCTTTACAAAGGTGGTATGGCTAAAGCATTTGGTAAAGGTGGAATGTATAAAGGTAATAAGAAAGCATACGGAATGCGGTATGGTGGATTTACCAGAAGAGGTATGGGTAAGTGAAGACTAGCCTAACTGAAAAAGAAAGTCTATTTCTAGACGCTCTGTTTAACGATGCAAATGGTAACTTTCGGGCTGCTATGGATAGTGCAGGTTATTCTAAAGCAGAGTATCCTGCCAGAATAATTAAAAGGCTCAAAGATGAAATAATAGAACGAGCCGAATATGTATTAGCAGCCAATGCACCCAAAGCCGTACTGTCTATGGTTAACGTCATTGATGATCCTAGTGCATTAGGTAACAGGGAAAGACTGGCAGCGTCTAAAGAAGTACTAGACAGAGTAGGGCTAGTTCGTACTGAAAAGATAGAGCATAAGGGTACGCCATCAGCCGTAGTTGTCCTACCTCCACTAAATAAAGACCAAGATGAAGACGAGGAGTAAGACTAAACCAATACCAGCCGTAGGTATAACACCATATGGTTATGATCCAGCTAAGAAAGGTCAAGACAAGTCTTTTTATTATCCAGATAAAAAGGTACTGACTAAGCTAGAAGAAGCTATAATAAAGATTAGAGAAGATCAACAACCAGTAAGAAAGGTTGCAGGATGGTTAGAGAATGAAACCACTAGGAGGTTATCTGCTACCAGATTACACAAATTGGCTTGGACGAAAGAAGAACTTGATGCTCGTAGAGAAAAAAGAGAAGCCAATCTTAATAAAGAACAGAAGAAAGTCAAACGACTCAAGAATACAGTTAAACAGACTAGCATTAAAGCAGAACAGGCAAAACGTAGACTTAAAAAAGCCACTGCTAAATCTAGTGATATAGAACAAGAGACATTTGAGTTTCCTAACGATACAGTTGCACCAGAACAGGAAGTTGCATTTGAACCTAATAAAGGTCCACAGACAGAGTTTCTGGCAGCAGGGGAACGAGAAGTATTTTATGGTGGGGCTAGAGGTGGAGGTAAAACCTATAGTCTATTAATAGCACCATTAAGGTTTGCACATAAACCTGCACATAGGGCATTACTATTGCGTAGGTCTATGCCAGAGTTAAGGGATGTTATCTTTCAGACACAACAGATATATCCCAAAGCATTTAAAGGTGCTAAGTTTAAGGCACAAGAAAATACTTGGCACTTTCCAAGTGGAGCAAGAATAGAGTTTGGATACTGTGAAAACTTACAAGATGCACTTAGATATCAGGGCCAATCATATACATGGATCGGTGTGGACGAGCTTCCGCAATATGCTAACTCAGATATATGGCACTTTCTTAGGTCATCGTTAAGAACAGTAGATACAAGTATACCTTTGCAGATGAGAGCAACTGGTAATCCAGGAAATATCGGATCTGCATGGGTTAAGAAGATGTTTATAGACCCTGCACCACATGGTAAAAGGTTTGTAGAAGAAGTCAGGTTTAATGCCAACGGACAAGAAATAATATCTGGTATTAGCCGTAAGTTTATTGCAGCGTCAGTATGGGATAATCCGTACTTGACACAAGACCATAGTTATGTATCAATGTTGGGGTCACTACCAGAGGCCAAACGCCAACAGTTTTTATATGGGAATTGGGATGTTGTCGAGG